TTTTTGAAGCCTTTGTTAGGGCACATTTGAGCTAGAATTCAATTTTTACTAATTCAGCAATTTTTTGTGCAACAACAGGCAGCGCATCTTCAGATGTATCTAAACCACTTCTAGATGCGAGTAATGGACTAACATTGCGAAGCGCTTCATATGTAGTCTCATGGATTACAGGAACGAGTTGGTTACCAGCTAAAAGAGCAGAAAGTTCCTTATCCGCGACTCCTTCCATAGGTAAGCGGGCTAACATTGCTGGTGTTACAAGGACTAGTCCTATCCGTGAGTTAGCTAACCCCTTATCGATTGCACGCATCATTGGTACACCGAGAGCGAGATCTTTTTCGCTAAACCAAACATTTACGCCAGATGCTTCAAGAAGATCATGAAGCTCTTTTGCGACTCCCTTACGATCATCCCAAGCGTGACATAAAAAGATATCGCGAAGATCCGGTTGTTCAGCTGCTCTCTTTTCAACAGTTTCACGAATCGGTGTGAGCGACTGTATTTGGCTAGCCGTATATGACACAGACGAACTTGATTTCGACCATTTGGGCCTTCTACTACTTGAACTACTGCTGCTACTCCCAGAATATGATGAGTATGATGGTGAAGAATATGAAGAATAGCCTCCATAACTACGACCGCGACTACTACATGCGGGACATGCAGCTGCACCACTAGCGGTGCGATGCCCATTTCTTGGTGCTGTACATCTTGCCATACTGTAAATACCCTTTTAATGAAATTGATTTAGATTAGGAGACATAAAGTGCCGACCTTAATATTCAAAATTTATGGACAACCAATAATTTTCGGTGTGCTATATCGCCCGCCTAGGGGCTGGCAACGCCACGCATTGACTGTCCCTATTGAGGCGCTTGTTATGTATGCAACACCGACTAGCTAAACTGTAAGTTTTTTACCGGTTCCTGCATCAATGTTTTCATTCCCTTTGCTATAGACTGTTTTAGTCAAACGGTCATCTTGTCGAGATGCATTGTTTTTCCAATGTAGAGGTCGAAGATTACTCAGATTATCGCTACCACCTTTTGAAAGTGGAGTAATATGATCAATTTCCCATCCATATACTGAATCACGTTTACCATAAGCGTTTCGTTTAATCCAAGCTGTACACTGGTCTTTGCGAAAACCGTTTTGCTCGTTTTCTTTATTAGAAAACTCAGCTTTTGCCCATACATCGTCAATTTGCTTTTCAGTCCAAGACATTTTTAACTACTCCATAATGATTATTCATTCTATATGGGGACATGCCCACCACCAATTAACAGGGTGCATTAAGATTAATTGCATACATCAAGCTATTAGCAGGCCGTAAGCCGTCTAATCACTCGATGTAATGATACTAATGCAACTAATAATCCTAATGATTGCATAGGCAATTTGTTGCCCATCGCGTTTTATACAGAAGAGTATTGAATGCCGCAAGTCTGTCGTTTAGTGTTTGCGATGAACGATAGATTCAAGATGAATGACACCTTTGCTTGCAATGAATGGCCGCCG